CGAGACCCCGACCGGGGAGCCGTAGATCTTGCCGAGCTCGCCCGTGAGCACGGTCGCCTTGGCGCCGTACTTGTCCAGGGTCTTGAACTCGTCGAGAGCCATGGCGTCGTAGAGGAGGTCGCGGGTCATGATGACGTAGAGGTCGCCCGGCCTGTCGCCGTACTTGCCCATCAGGGCACGCACGGCGAGGTACTTGGCGCCACTGAATGGCGCGGCGATGGAGCTGGCCTGGTCGGTGTTGGTGACCAGGCAGTGGTGGACGAGCCCGTCCGTCTGCAGCCAGTGGTCGTGTTGGTGATGAGGCAGTGGTGGACGAGCCCGTCCGTCTGCAGCCAGTGGTCCTTGGCCCCGGCCGCGGTCGTCGGCGTGCCGCCGTACTTGTTGATGTTGGTCGTGTCCGTGGTCTCATCGCCGAAGGTGCAGTTCCTCTCCCAGGCGTCCCGGGTGGTGCGAAGGAAGTCCTCCCGGATCATGGGCAGGATGGCGACGGCGGCGTCCTCGTCGAGCTCACGGCTCCACAGGGCCCGCGCGCCGACCTTCTTGGCGTTGAACTCCACCTCGTCAACGCCGGCGTCGGACGCTCCGACGGCCGAGGCATCGTCGCTGGTGGACTCGTCGACGCCGTACGCGGTCAGGCTGGAGCTCTGGTAGGGCATCTTCCAGGGGTTGGTCGGCATGTCGACCACCCGGATGTTGGCGAGGATGACGGAGGCCTTCTCGACATCGGCGAGCATGGTCCGGCTCAGCTCGGTCGGGACGACGGCCGAGGCGTCGGTGGTGTCGAGAGCCTTACGGATGGACCCGGGCCGGAACTCCTTGCCCAGGTGCATGAAGTAGGCCCGCTGCAGCTTCTCGGCGTCGAGGTGCTGGGGCTTGCGCTGCAGCACGTGGCCCAGGAGCCAGATGTCGGTCCGGAGCTCAGCGACCTCCTTCTCGTCGGCCGGCAGCTCGGGGTCGGTCACCGGCTTGGCGTCAGCTGCCTTGACTCCCAGGGCCGCCAGGTGCTGCTCGATGGCCTCGCCGATGATGCGCTTGGCCTTCTCCTCGTCGAGAGGGTCGCCGGAGGCGTGCGCCTCCTGGGTCGACTCCTGGGCCGCTTTGAGCGTCCTCAGGTGCTCGAGAGCGGCGTCCAGGGTCTCGAAGCCCTGCTCCTTCAGGGCAGCGAGTATATCACTCACGTCGTTCACGTCCTTTCGTCGGTCGTCACAACCCGCCCCTGCAGGTATCTCACCCGGGCCTCGACAGCGTCGGCAGCAATGCGTGCAAGGTCGTCGATCGTGATACCTGGTTTGTTCGAGGGTTCATGCCGGCCCTTACGGGCAGAACGCAGGAGCTCCAGGGCCTCCTCTTCGGAGAGCCCGAGCTGTGCAAGGGTCTGGACCACCGCGCGGCGGTCCATATCGTTCTCGATAAGGCAGCGGACGAGGTCGACGGGGACGTCCCGGCCGTCGATGGACAGGACACCCTCGTCCTCCGTGAGCTGGAAGGGCAGCGACGCGACGAGTTCGGCAAAGCTCCGGAGCTCCGGCGCCTCCTCGTCGAACTTCGCGTAGTACCGCTTGATGTGGCGGCTGTAGACCGCCCGCCGGTCGGCGTCCGGGATATCCACTCCGCCCCGGGCGCCGTTGAGGGCGCTCATGACGGCCACGACTGCCTTGTAGACCACCTTGAGCTCCCCGTCGACCACGTCGGCGATGGGGAGCTTGTAGCCGGCGACGGCCTCGGCGTTGTCCGGGTCGTACCAGCAGAAGGCCTTGCGGAACTCGGCGCAGTCGGTCGACTCCTCCCCGCCGGCCCACTCCCGGACCCGGCGGACGGCTGCGGCCCGGTCCCAGGCCCGGTCCTTGGGCGCCGGCGGGAGGTCGGCGTAGGGGGTGACGGTCTTCTCGAGGGCCCGGAGGGCCGCCTCGATCTCGGCGCCCGTCACTGCCGCCTCCTCCGCGGTCGCTCCGGCCCCGAGCCTCCACTCGAGCGGGAGACCACCGGAGGTCTCGGCTTCGACCGTCTCGGCCGGCAGCTCGCCTTCCGTCTCGAGACGCTTGAGGAACCGGGTGACCGCCCGCTGCAGCGCGTCGGGGTTGGCAGGAATCGGGCAGCCGGAGAGTTCGAGGAGTTCCCACTCGAGGAAGCGGTAGCCCGTGATCCGGCCGTCCGGGTCCTGTATCGGCTCCCACTTCTTGGGGTCGAACCCGACGGACACAGCGTTGAGGTAGCCGTTGCGATACTTGCCGTAGACCTGCATCGCGAACGGGTCGTCGGTGTCGAACTGGATGTCGAAGTCGATACCGACGTCGACGATGACCCGCTCCTCGAGGCTCTTGCCGATGGGCAGACGCTCCCCGCGCCAGTCGTGAGCCCATAGGAACACCGGGTTCTTCCGGTAATTAGTGAGGTCCCCGCCCTGGGGGACGATCTCGTCGCCGTCCCGGTCGGTGCCGGCGGTGGTCCCCCGGAAGGTGATGACCTTGCGCTCGTCGTCGATCCCCTTGACCTGGACCGAGAGGAACTTCATCCGCCTCTCGCCTGCGCGCGGCTCCTTGACCGCCATGTCCATCGCTCAGTCCTCCAATCCCGAGATCACCGGTAGGGTAAGGCACCGGCAGTTGATGTCCTCATCCGCGACGCCCGAGAGGCCCGGGCCCGGGGTCGAGACGCCGGACCCCAGCGTGAATTCCTCCTCGGCCTTGACCGTCTGGCCGTCGATAAGGTGGCTATCCCGAACCCGCTCATCGCCAGCCGTCAGCCACTCCTTGCCGTCGATAACATCAGACTGCCGGTAGACGGCCTGGCGGCCAAACGAGGAAGCGCAGGCTGTCTCGGTCCGGGCGATCCTCTCCGCCTCCCAGCCTTTCTTGTCGCGGAAGATGGCGCTGACGCGGTCGGTGAGCTGGGTCAGGGTCTCGCCGTTGCGGATGCCCTCGTCGAGAGTCCCCCGTAGGGTCTGGGCGGTGGTGTCCGTCACCTCGAAGCTGAACCTCTCGGCCCGGAGCCTGGCCCACGAAACCACTTCGGTGTCGGCGCTGTCGAAAGTGAACTCGAGTCCGAGCTGGGCGATCAGGTGCCCTGCCTCATCCTCGATGGAGCCGGCCAGGACCGGGAGCATGATGATCTCCAGTTTCCCGGCCGCCTCCCGGACGTCGAACATGATCTCGTCCACGATGGGGCTGTCCTTGGCCAGGCCCGCGGTGGCGCTCTCCTCGGCGAACAGAGCCCTCAGACGCTGGTTCACATGGTCCTGAAGGCCCTGGAACCACTTCCGGAGCGGGCTTCGGAGCTTGGCCTCGCGCCGCTCCAGCCGCTGGACGTAGGCCCGCCACTCGTTCTCGCGGTCGTCCTTCGTGCCCCAGAGCTCGGCGATCTTGGCGGCGAGCTTGGCCTTCACCGGGTCGGATTGCGGAATCCTGGCCGGCGGCACGAACTGCGGCGGCTTATCATCGGCGATTAGGGCCCGGAGGAGCATCGCCCGGGTGCCCTCGTCGTCCACGTCGCCCAGGGGCATCATGCTCATCGGCGCTATCGGCCGGTCGCCCCACGGCACGGACTCTTTGCCGAGCTCCTCCCGGACGTCATTCACGGTGTAGACAAAGTGCTTCAGGTAAGTCTCGTGGCGCTTGAGCTGGAATTCGGCGTCCCGCGGGATGACGTTCCGGAACTCGCACCGCAGACGCTCGTCGAGGCGGGAAAGGAGCGAGCTGTTGAGCTCGCTGGCGACCAGGTCGAGGATGGGCTTAATCGTGTAGGTCGCGAAGTTGAGCTCGGCCTGCTGGCTCGTCGCCCGGTTGAGGTCCTTTTCCTCCACCATGGCGATGCTGAGCGGCACGCCGTAAATGGCCAGGATGGTGTCCCTCGACCACTTGAGCTGCCCGATGAAATCCATGTCGACGTGCTTGAGGCCGATGTCCCTGTACTTCAGGCCCTGCTGGGCGATGGCGGCCTTGTGCCACTGGTCTTGGCCCTTGTGGTGTCGCTCCCAGAGCCGCTGGAGACGGTCGACCTCGGGATCGTCGAGCCGCGCTTCGGTCTCGAGGACGCCCTTGGGGACCGCGCCCTGCTTGAAGAACCTGTAGTTCCAAATCTCAGCGTTCTGGCCGGTGGCCACTGCGTAGGTGGCCGCCTTGAGCGGGCTGGCTCCGCGGAAGAAGGTGTCGGGGTCCGGGTTCGGATAGCGGAAGTGAATGACCTCGTCGGCCTCGAAGGAGACCTTCTCACCGTTGACCTCGTAGATGTAGCCCTGGACCAGCCTCTCGGTGCCAGGCACCACCGTCACCCGGTCAGGCATGAGCGGGTAAATGGCCGCAGGCCCTCCGACCCGGTTGGGGGCGACATACCAGAAGGCCTCGCCGGCCAGCTCCAACTGCAGGTGGGTCAGGAAGCGGAGCTCCATCTCGCTCATCATGTCGTTCGGCCGCCGGAGGACGTCCAGTACGACGTGCCGGTGGATGTCTTCCTTGCCACCCTCAGCTTCCTCAAGGAAGAGCGAGGCCGGGAAGCTCGAGCACTTCTTGGCGATCCGGTTGGCCGCCACGTAGACCCAGCCCGACTCGCCGTATTGGTCGAGGTAATCGCTCACGGTGGCCGGAGCGGTGACCCCGTAGCTCCGCTCCCAGGGGTCCGACAGGAGCCGGACAACCCTCTCCTCGCTCTTGATGTAGCCCAGACTCTCGAGGGCCTGGTTAACCAGCGGGAGGCGCCGCACTACGCGGGCGAGCAGTCCGGGCTTCGTCATGCGGTCTCCTCCTCTGGTTAGCTGACGCTGAGCAGCTCGTCGGCGGTGGCGTCGTTGCCGCCGAGCATGAGTTCGGTGAGGGCCCACACGAGAGCGTCCATGCGGTCCGGGGAGAAGTCGGAGCCCTCGGGCTGCCAGGTGGTCTGCTGGTCCTCGAGTTTCTGGAAGGCACCGACGTGGCTGACAAGCCCCTGCTCGTAGAGGTTGGCCACCGGTTCGGCGCGCTTGGCCTTGCCGCGGCTGGCCCGGACGTCCTTGTAGGGGATGCTCTTTCGGATGGCGCGGATGTTGGACTCCACCAGGTCGCCGCCGTTGTTGACCTCACCGACGACCAGGTCGGCAACGAAGTCGTCGTAGGCAATGACAACTCGGTTGCCCCAGCCGGCCGGGCTGAGCTTGCAGGAGCGGTCGGCCAGGACATAGGCGCGACCGTCGATGCCTTTGCCGGCGACGATGATCCCCGTCTCGCTCGACTGCTTCTTGGAGGTCACGGCCGGGTCGACGGCGACCACGACACGGACGAGGTCGGGGAAGGTCGTGACCCGATGGTCGTCGATCATAGCCCAGGCCCAGAGAGCTCCCTCGACGTCGTCCAGTATCTCCCCGTGGATCTCCTGACGACCAACGCGTGTGCCCTCGTAGGGCTTGATGGTCTCCTCGAACCAGTGCGGGTCAAGGTTGTCCCGGTTTTCGTAACTTGAGCCCCTGACGACGACCGTGCCCCGCAGCGCCTCGATGGCCTTGAGAATCTTCAAGGGCCGCGGCGTCGTGGTGATGAGCCGCCGAGGCCGGTCCGCCGAGGCCTCTCGCATGCCGAACTGGAGGTTGTCCCAGGTCTCCTGAGGGTGCTTGTACTTGCCGAACTCGTCTACCCACGCCGTATCGCCCGAGAAACCCCGGAGCTGGTCGGGCTCCGCGTC